ATTACAATTTTAGGTACTGAATTGAATTTAGAAAGCATCTATGCACGACTTGAATTCGCAGCGAGAGCAGATGGTAAAACGCTTGAAATCTCAGTAGCTACATACGCAAGTAGAGCAACTTTTGAAAGTAATCAACCTATCTTTACAGATGTTCAACAAGGTAATTTTATAGTTGAGATTTTACCAACTGAATTGCAAGATATTAATGCAGCTAATAAATACGCAAGTTTAGCTTATGAGCAAATGGGTTATTCAACTGAGATAATACCCGTATAAAAATGAGAAAGACAGTTTATGTACTGGCACTAATTACTTTAATTATCTCTTGTACTCCACAGAGAAGACTAGAAAGATTGCTCAGAAAACACCCTGAGCTTACTTCTGTTGACTCTATTACTATTCATGATACTATTAGAGTAATAGTTCCTGAAGTACACTTAGATACCGTTGTAACACTACAACAGTTATATGATACAGTTTACTTAGAGCAAGAACAACTTAAAGTAAAAGTATGGATGGATAGATATAATAAGGTTTACATCCAAGGTAAGTGTGATACCGTGTACATTGATAAGATAGTTACAAGAAAGATTCCAATAAGAATATATGAGAAGACTCCGCTATGGAAAAAGATTATCAATTGGATTTTTGTATTTTTACTAATTATAACTGTTATCTATACCTTATATAAGGTGGCTAAGTCTAAACTATTTTAAAATGAAAACTATTATCTCTACCCATATAATGACTATTTTGAAAACACTACTTTTATTTTTTGCGCCTATTAATGGAATTATAATACTTGTTATATTATCAATCTTGATAGACACAGGGTTTGGTGTTTGGAGAGCATATAAGACAGGACAAGATGTTTCGTCTAAAATATTTAGACATGGATTAATTCCTAAAATGATTTCTTATGTAGTTGCTATAATGTTAGTTTATGCTGCGGACTTTCTTTTGATAAATGTTATTACACATTCTGTTATAAGTATAGACTTCTTATTTACAAAAGTAATTGCACTTGTTCTTCTTTCTATTGAAGTAAAAAGTATAGATGAAAATTTTACTGCTGTAAAAGGATATTCTTTTCTTAAGAAGGTTATTGACTTAGTAATGAAAGCTAAAAACATAAAAAAGAACTTAAATGAGCTTAACCCATAATTCTTCAAGTATAATGGATACATTCTTATCTAAATTAAAAGAGCAATCTTTTATTATTATACTAATGCTTGGGGGATTATACTACCAGAACAAACTATTTGAAGAGCAAATAGAAATAATGCGTAATAGGGAAGCATACTTAATTCAACAGAGAGATAAGTATGTAGAAGATATAATTAATAATAAATAAATGAGTTATAGTTTTTTAAATACAGAAAAATCTCCAAAGATTCTTGTTCAAGCAGTTAAGCTTATGGGAACAAAAGAGGTTGTAGGTAAAGTACATAATCCAGTTATTATGGGTTGGGCTAAACTCCTTGAACTTCAAAAAGTTTATACTTCAGATGAAATTCCTTGGTGTGGATTATTTATTGCTCACTGTGCTGATGTAGCAGGATTAGAAGTAATAGACAAACCATTATGGGCTTTATCATGGGCTAAATGGGGAACTAAAGTTACTGAACCTATGTTAGGTGATATTCTTACATTTAAAAGAGATGGTGGTGGTCACGTTGGAATCTATGTAGGAGAAGATGAAGCTTGTTATCACGTTCTTGGTGGTAATCAAGGAAATGCAGTATCAGTAACAAGAATTGTTAAATCAAGATTGTATCAAGCAAGAAGAACTACATGGAAAGTTGCTCAACCTGCAAATGTCCGTAAAGTATATTTAGATGCTAAAGGTATTGTCAGTAAAAATGAAGCATAATGAAAATAAGAAACTCTTGGAAATCACGGAATAAACAATGGGATAAGTTTGCCATTAGATGTAGATTAGGTGCTGTAGATGTATTTACTGTAGAAATAGATATCTCTAGAGAGTTCTACATGATAACAGTGCTAAACTTTACTATTAAAAATAGATAATTATGGCTAAGATTTCTAATTCTGACACAGGAAAACAAGTTACTTCTAAAGTAAGTAGACCAGGAATACATGCTAAAAGCAGAAGTTCTAAGTTAAAAAGCTCTAAGAATTATAAAAAAGCTTACGCAGGACAAGGTAGATAATTAATAAAATAATCGTATATTTGCTATTATGTTATCATTACAAGATTTACAGGCACAATTAGATGAAGCTCTTGCGATTAACTCCATAGAGTCATCTTACTCGTATGAGTTCTATACAGACTTAATTAACGAGCAAAGATCTCTATGGCTAAGAAATGAATATAATAAAAACAGAAGCATTGATCCTTATATTATTCAGGATCTAAATTGCCTAGAACTAGAACCTGTTAGTCCTATTGATTGTTGCATAACAGTTCCTACGGGATGTCAAGTACTACGAACTAAAAAGAAAATACCTAATACTATAGAATTCTTTTTTACTAAAGGAATAGTTTCAGTGGGCTCCGCAGATATAATGCAACCTAGATTTTTACTAATAGATTATTCTAGAGTGCCTTACGTAGGCAACGGAAGAACAACTAAGAATTCTGTATATGCTTTTCTATATGGAGGCTATATGTATGTTACTAGTAAGAATCCTAGTAATATGATGCTTAAATATATTACAGTTAGAGGAATTTTTGAAGACCCAACATCTTTAGGAGATTTCTTAAATTGCGAAACTAATCATAGTTGTTGGTTACCAACAGACCCTTATCCTATTAATCAATGGATGTGGGCATATATTAAACCTTACATATTACAACAGTTGATTCAAAAAGGAGGTTTCCCTTATGATAATGCTAATAATGCACAAGACCAAAGAACAGATTCTCCAGGCCAAGGAGGCGGAGGAGCACCACAACAACAACAAAGTGGAGGACAGTAATAATTATTTAAAAAGAGGTAAAGGAAAACTTGCAGGAGGAATTAAGAAAGCTGCTTTTTTTTCATTTTATCAAAAGAATGCCAAAGAAACATTAGTAGATAAACCTGCTTATAATGCTTTTGTAAAAGATTTATTAGAAACTTACAGCACAGCAGTTGTAGAAACAGGTTTAGAATTAAAGATTACTAAAGTAGGAAAATTAAGAATACGCAGTAGCCATCTTAATTTTTTTAAAGTTAATGGAGAAAGATCTAAAAGTCTTAAACCTAATTGGCAAGCAACTTGGGAATTCTGGCATGTTAAATATCCAGGATTAACTAGAGATGAGATTGTAAATACAACTAATAAGAGAGTTATATATCACGAGAACGATCATACAGACCAAGAGTTTTATGAGCATTATTGGGATAAGGTAACTGCTAATTTAAAATTTAAAAGTTTTTATACTTTCAAAGCTTCTAGACAATATTCTAGATTAATAGCTAAGATAGTAAAAGACCCAAACCGTAAAGTATTTTATTATGGATAATGAAGCAATAGAAAACGAAGGTTCTTCAAAAGGAGTAGAATCAATAGTAAAGATTACTAGAAAAGAATTTGAAGACGGTAGTCACGAAGAAACTAAAGTAGAACAAGTAGACGGAGGATTTATTACTACTATCTGTAAAAGATACAAAGATAAAGACGGATGCTGGCAATACTCAGACGAAAAGTCTGTAAGCACAGAAGACCCTAACAAAGATGAGTCTTCTGAAGGAATCGCAAGTAGATTAGAATCAGTACTTAAAGGCCTAATGTAATGTACGCAGGAAAGACAGTTTCATATAAAGCAATCCTTGATAAAACCATCAGGGATTTCGGCTTTAACTACGATATCCACGAAGAGGAAGGAATAGAATGGTTAGCAGAATTTATGGCTCACACTAATGTAGGTGTGACTATGGAGGAGAAAATTGCTTATATTGAAATCTGTGATGGACGCGGAGATTTACCTTTTGATTTATACAAAATAGGGCAAGTAGCTCACGTTACAGGTGTTGCTTCTATTGAGGAAGCAGAATGTGGAGGAGGTAAAATGTTTCCAATGCGTTGGAAAACAGATTACTTTCACAAGAGATATCACCGTGACGAGCGGGACTACACTACTGAATCTAGAGAAACTTACACAGTTGGCCAAGGATACATTTTCCCATCAATGCATGCGGGAATACTAGCAATGTCTTACAGCGCTATTCCTACGGACGAATGTGGCTATCCTACTATTCCTGCAGAACAACAATGGTTGGAAGCAGGAGCACATTATATTGCTCATAAAATAGCAAGAAAATTGTGGATACGCAACGAATTAACCGCTGATAAGTTTCAGATTATAGAACGAGATAAAGAATGGTACTTTGCTCAAGCAGTTAATCATGCTAAACAATGGCATAACGTTGATGAAGCAGAAAGTGTTAAAAACAGTGTAGTAAGAACTATACCTGACCTACAAGCACATGCTTCTTTCTTTGCTAATATGCAACTCCCTGAACAACGTAAGTTTAGGCCAAAAGCAGGCATAGGTTTAGTATCTACTATTAATGTTATTAGTCAAAGTACTCAAGGAGGTAATCCAGCTACTACATAATGGAAAAACAAGTTAACGCATACCAAGGAATGAATAAGGATGCTGGCTATGACAGTATCCCTAATACTCATTATATTAATGCCGTAGATATTAGAATAACTACGACTACAGGAGAATCTATGGGGTCTTTTACTAATATAAAAGGTAACGTAGAATCTTTTTCTGTGCCCCAAGAAGGTTCAGGATTGAGCGAGATAATTGGATATACTACAATTAGAGATAAGATTATTTTATTTGTAGCAGATGATTCGGGAATTGGTGGTTGGATTTATTTAGTAAAATACAACCCTGCTACTAGAGTAGTAGATAATTCTATATATCCTGAGTTACTATATACAGCAACAGAGTTAAATTTTAATAAAACAAATCCTATCGAAGCTATAGGAAGATTCGAGTCTGACTGTATTCAAAGAGTTTACTGGACAGATTTTGAGAACTACCTAAGATCGATTAATATTTCTGACCCTAACATTCTTACATTCGATCCTAACTTAATAGATATCTTTCCTGCAGTAACTTACCAACAGCCACTGTTAACAGCTATTTTAGGAAGTGGAAGTTTGCTAGTAGGAGAATATCAAGTTGCTTATCTTCTACGCACAGATGACGGTAAAGAAACACTAATATCTCCTCCTAGTAATTTAATACACATTACTGATACTTCAGAATCTTTAGGACAGTCTGCACAATATCGAGGAAATATTAAAGGAACTAATTCTGGAAAAGCTATTCAAGTAACTATAGATACTACCGACTACGTAGGGGTATTTAAAGAAATGGATATTATTTCTGTATTTCATGAAGATTTAGCAGGAACTCCTTCAGTTACATATATAGAAACTAAAGATGTTATTGGAACTTCTTTACAATTTACTATAACAGGAAACGAGACAGGGAGTTTCCCTATTGAATTTTTTACTTATACTCTTAAGAACTACCCTTTTAAAACTTGTAAAACTCTTACACAAAAAGATAATTCCTTAGTAGTAGCTAATATTAAATCTTCAGTTTTTGATGTACAAGCAATAATACCTGGAATCTTTGACGCAAAGACTAAAAGATATAATTATTTAGGTAACGATTGGAATACTGAAAATCCTCTTGGACCAGTTAAAACAGAACTAGATTTAGCTTTTAATACTAACTATAATTTAGATGCTCATTGGGATTCTGATTGGCATGTAAACGAACAGTACCGATATAAATCTGACGGAGTTACTCTAGGAGGAGAAGGTCCTAATATTAGTTATAAATTTCATTTAGAAAAGTTTACTGTAGATGGTAATAATGCTACCGTAGGATTTGCTAACGTAGCTAACGTACCTGATACATATGCGCATGATTTACAAGACGGTTACGTTTATAACAATACTACGTACCCCAACAATGCCTCTCCTTTTATCTCAGGATTGTTGCGAGGTTATAAACGCGGAGAAACTTATAGATTTGGTATAATCTTTTATAACGTAAAAGGAGAAGCTTCTTTTGTAGAATATATTGGAGATATTAAATTCCCTGATATCTCTGAACAAGATGCTACTCCTAATTCATCAGGAACTGACTATTTTCCTCTTAGTAACGTAGCATCATCAAAAACTACTGCTTATGCTATGGGGATAGAATTTACTTTTAATTTTCCGCCTGAGTTACTAGCAATTATTACTAGTTATCAAATAGTAAGAGTAAAAAGAAACATTGCTGATACTAGGAGATTAACTCAAGGAATTATAAAACCTTTCTGGCATAATCCAGTAATATCTCCAGGTTCAGGAATAAATTGGGATTTACGAGTAAATAGTAGTACTAATGTTTACCACCTAATGCCTGTTTACCCTATAGGACCTCCTCCTTTAATTTTTAAAAATCCAGGCACTTTTAATACATTAAATAATAATGTGCACGGAGATTATGCGGATTATATTATACAGCCAACTTGCTTAGGATACTTTTCTCCAGAAATAAGTTACGATTTTAACACAGTAAAAGATATAGCAACTACTTTTACTACAGCTCCTTGCTTATTAATTACAGGTGCTTATACAGACTTTCAGCTACAACAAGACACATCAGTTCCTGATAAAGATTTAAGTGGAATAGATTTATCAGGTACTTGTATAGATAAACGGAATAATGCTACTACTACCGATCCTGTTTCTTTTAACAGCATAGAAAATATTAGAAAATGGAAAAAAAATCGTTACATTAAAATGGATGATGATAACAATTACGGTGAAAATAGTCCAGAATCTTCTTTAGAAATTAATACTGGGGAGTGGATGAGGAATTATTATGCTGCTGATAATTTTAGTACAGGACCTTCTAATTCCCATTTAAATGATCCAGAATTAAATTCTGGGACTACTACAATTAAATCTATTCTATTTAAAGGAGGAAGTAATATATTCGGGAATATAGAAAAAATTTCTTTAGACCCTATTACAGGAAACGGTGTCCCTACAGTTCCTGGCACTGAATATTTTAATACTCCTTCTGGAGTGGGTCCTTTAGATATCTCAACACTAGATATTGCAGTTCCTATTGTAGATACTGTAATTCCTAAATTAGAAGTTTACGGAGGATTTGATCAATCTGTCCTAGAAACAAATATATTCCAAGTAGCATCCCCTGTAATAGACAAAGCAAACACAAGTCCTAGAGTATTTGGAGGAGATATTTTCTTAAATACTGTCACACTGCAGACCGCAACTATGTCTTTAAATACAGTATTTTATAAGCAGCAAAGTCCCAAAAGAGACTACCTATCTAATTCTTCTAGAACAGAATTATATACGATGGAATCTACTATCAATATAGACCTTGCACACGGTACCACTCTTAAAACAGGAGTTAAGTACTTAACTACAAGTGTAGAAGAAGTAGTATTAAGACAAGAAAATAATAATACTACTTACGGATATGGGATAGGTACAGACATGTATGCATACAACACAGCATATTCTAGAGAAAACGAAGATTTAGCTTTTGGAGTTAGCCCTTTAAATGACGGAGACTGTGGAGGAAATGATATACGAGCTTATTTATCCAAAGTAAAAATCAATGAAGAGTTAATAGATTCTTGGACAAAGTTTGGAACTAATGATTACTATGATATAGATGACTATGGTCCTATTAATAAAATACTTAACTGGAAAGACTTAGTATATTTTATTCAAGACAAAGGAATAGGAACTTATGCCATTAATCCTAGAGCCATGACTACTACTACGGACGGTATTCCTACGCAATTAGGTACAGGTCAAGGATTTGGTAAGCATTTATATATCTCTAAGGAACACGGTAGTATTCATCAATATGGAATTAAAGCAACTAATACTGCTATTTATTTCTTTGATGCAGTTCACAGGAAATTATTTAGTGTAGCTGTAGGAGCAAGAGGAGAATCAGGATTAAATCCTTTATCTGAAAAAGGAATACATAGTTTTCTACAAAGTTTACCTAATGCAATTTTTAGTAGAAAAACTGACAAAGGAGATAATGCTATCTTAAGAAGAGGTATGGCCATTGGTAGAGATAAAATTAATGATGAAATTATCTTTACTTTTTTAGGCTCAGGAATTAACATTTCTAAAATAGACAAAGATACTACTTATTA